CCCATCAGCACCTCGGCCTTGACGGTCCCGGCCTCTTTGAACCAGGACTCCATCCACGAGGTGGCATAGGGGGTGAGGACCATCTTCACGTCGCCGCGCTTGAGCATAGCGACCATGTCCCGCCCGTGCTTGATGACTGCATGGCCCTGCAGGAACCTGACCGTGCGGCCCGGTGTGCTGGGCATGGCCACGTTGCGCGCGGGGCGCACGTAAGCGTCGCCGATGCTCTCGGTGAACTGGATCATGGGACCTCCTGTTGCGGGGCGGGGAAGGGGCGGACACCGGTCGGCATGGGTCGCAGCGTGCGTAGACCCCGCCGACCGGCAAGTCGCTGCGCTTCGACGCAGTCCTGCTCGGGAGGGTGGCTGATGCAGGGCCAGCGGGTGTGGGTGACGTTCTCGTCAAACGTCACCAGCCCGATGTGTCCAGGGTACGCGTTCTTGATCTGCACCTAGCTGTGCCCGAAGGCCCGCTCGTAGTTGTCCCTGAACTCGTCCGAGGGGACCGACGTGAAGCGCTCCCGACCGGCCGACTTGGTCTTCCACCGCGACTCACGGCCCAGGCCATGGTCCCGCTCGACCCCACCAGTCGCCGTGCGGGTCCAGGTGAAGCCGCACCCGCCCCGGCGTGGGTCTGCGTTGAATATCGACCAGTCGTGGTGCGCCTCACGCGGGCCAGTTTTCTGGCCCTCGTTGCGGTGGGCGGCGTCGACCTCCATGCACCCGTCGCTCGGGCACGTGTCGTAGTAGTCGCCGTCCTTCTTGGAGTTGACGGGCGGGTCGATATGCTCGCCCGCCCCCTTGATGACGATGCTCATGACTACGTCTGGCTGGAGCCTACCTCACCCCGGAAGAGCCACGCATTGCGGGTTCGGGCGTAGCCCTCGATGCCGTACCACCCGAAGGTCAGGAAGCGGCCGAGGCGGTCGAACGGCCCGGTGACGACGGTCTCGCCGTAGGGGCCGGTCCAGTCCGAGCTAGCCTTGGTCACCGAGTTGGGACCGAAGACCGGCACGGGGAAGACGGAGTTGGCGTTGGTCACGGCCGCACCTGATGCGTGGGCGAAGCGCAGGCCAGCCACGTCGCCAGGACCAGGATCCAGAGCAAAGCCCGTGATGGTCGTCCCAGCAATGCCCGTAACCATGAACAGTTCGTTGCTGTCTGACCAGGTGTTCCCCGGCTCGGCGGCATCCACGATGGACAGCCACTGGCCGACGGCGATGTTCGTCGCCGCCGTGACCGCGATGCTCGGGTCACCGGGGTTGGCCGCTGCCGACAGGGTCGTCGCCACGGCGGGGGTCGCCGCGCCACCCGCGCCCCAGAAGCCCTTGGCATTGGCCGTCACGATCATCCGCAAGCCACCCCAGTAGGCAAGCTCACCGTTGAACAGCAACTCCGGGTGGCTGTACTGGGCCATCGTGCGCAGGCCACCGTTGGTCTGGTCCTGCATCAGGTCGTAGAACACGAACGGGTGGATCGCCGTGGCCACCGCGCCGTCCTCGTACAGCGGCATCTTGGTTGACCGGGCTCCGACCAACGACAGCAACTCGATGAACCGGATGGTCATCTGGTCGGCCGTCGCCGTCTGACCCAGGAACTGCACACGGGCGGTGTGCTTGTTCTGCCACCACACCCGGGAGCCCTGGCCAAAGACGGCGCGGGCGATGTAGTCGAAGCTCTCGGCCAGGTTGTAGCCGTTGATGTACGCGGCCTGCTTGTACACGTCCGCATACGCCGTGGCCACCAGGAACTTCGTCACCTCAATGGCGTTGCCGTACTCGGACAGGGTGATGATGACCTCGGAGCCGCGCATCTGCTGCGGGGCCACGTCGATCAACTCATCGAGCACAGTGGGGTTTGGCTGGAGGGATTCGATGATCGGGAAGTTCTGGCTGATGCCCCGCTGCCCGTTCATGATCGGGCCCTTCAGGTCAGCGAACTGGTCCCAGTACAGGACGCTCTGCCCCTGCAGATAGAAGTCGGCGTCATACATCGCCTTGACCTCGGGGGACAAAGCGACGGTGCCGGTCGTACCCTGCGGCATTGGTTACCTCTTCTTGGGTTTGGTGCCCTTTTTGGGCTTGGGTTTGCCGTAGGACGCTTTCACCTGGGCGCTGAGCGTGGCTGTACCGGTGGTCCCGGTCATCCCATGCCGTTCCGTAGAGCCTTCATGCGCTCGATGTTGGCCTTCGGCCCGAGCTTGGAGTCGTAGCTCTGCGCGGCGGCGCGCACATCCTGCTCCGAGGCAGCCTTCTTACGCCCGCCGGTCCCGGCGGCACGGGGGGCGGTCGGGGACGTAGCCCCCAGCCGTTCGCGCTCTTCTTGCCGGATTCGTTCACGCATTTGCGCGGGGGTTTCGTCCTTCTTTGCCACGTTGCCATTGCCTCCTGCCTGTGCTTGACGCATGACCGACTTGTAGAACGCGTCTTCGGTGTCCCAGTCCGAGTCGGGGATGGAGTCCAGGCTGGGCCGCACCCCGTGGATGCGCTCGGCCTCGGAGATGATCTCCTGGACACGCTTCTCCATGTACACCCGTCGCTCGTCGTCGCTAGCCTGTTGACGAGTAGGCTGGGCCTGCGGGGGAGTCTGACGCGCCGGTTGCGCCTGTGGCGCAGCGGTCCGCTGCTGTTGCTGGGCGATCCCAGAGATTTGGCCCTGCAGGATTTCGATCTGACGCTGTAGCCGGTCGGCTGGGGGGAGGCTCGCCAGTTCCGCCTCTAATGCCTTCTGCTGCGCGGCCTGCTCACGCTGGTCGCGCTCGTTCAGGTTGGCACTAACCTTGGCCAGGTACTCGCGCATCTCGGTCACCTGGGTGGCCGATGCCTGTGCCGCCGCCTGGGCAATCTCTGCCTGGCGGCGGGCGTTGGCTAGCTCGCGTCCCTGTTGGGAGAGGCGGCGCTGGATCTCACGCTCTCGGGCGTCCGCTTCCGTCTCCGGGCCGACATCCTCGGGCGCAGGGGGAGCTTGCCCTGCGGGGAGTTCTTCGATGTCAGGCGCGTTGTCGGCGGTGGTCATCAGTTAGCCGTTGTGCTTGCCCTGGGCAACCGACGGGCCGGTGTAACCAACATGGTTGGTCAACCCGACCTTGGTGCCCTGCATGCTCTTCGGCACCGGACCCCGGGCGTAGCCGTCCTTCTTGAAATCGTAGTTGGTCCCGCTGCTCTTGCCGGACACCTTCTGGTGCTTGCTATTGATCGACGCCATGACTACCTCCGAACACCTTTCCGACCACGTCGTAGATACATCGTGCCCTCCTTCACTTGGGCGCGCTCCCACGGGGGAGCTTGCCTGGGGACGGCAGTTCACCGCGCAGCCCGCGTCCCTTCGGGCCGACCTGTCGGTCACGGTCCTTCCACACCTGGATGGGGACCGGCCCGCCCTCAATCAGGATCTTCCCGGTGTACTTCCGGGCCCGGGCGTCAAAGTCAGTCATCTATCCTCCGAGGATACCGTCTCGCCCGTGTCGGGGTCTATATCGCCCAGCTTGCCCAGCCACTCCTTGGTCTTCCAGCCGTTGATGTAGTTGATGTAGTTGGCCAGGGAAGTCTTGCGCTTCTCGGTCCGCCCACTGGGCAGGTAGGCCGTCCACTCGATGGGCTGGTAGCCGTGGGCGGGGAGGCCGTAGCGGTTCCGCTCGTCGGGTGTCAGCGACGCCCAGACCCGGGTGGCCTCGTTGCGGTTCTGGGCTTCCCTGGTATCGGGCTTGTCCCGCCACATATCCAGGGTGCCGGCCTTGTACCTGGTCCACTGCTCGTCAGTGAAGTTGACCCCGTCACCGTACCAGCGGTAGAAGTCCTCGGCGTGCGGCGACTGGCGCACATCCTTGTACTTGTTGGCCAGGGCGTACTGCTTGGCCTCGTAGATCGTGGTCAGCCGCCGGTCGACACCCTTGTTGCCCGGCGTGATGTAAACCCGGTAGCCGTCCTTCTCCTGGAAGTCCCACTGCGACTGCTTCTTGGAGAGTTCCTCGTCCCACTTGGCCCAGTCCGTGGGCGTACCGTAGGGTTCGCCGTCCGAGAACTGGTACTTGTACAGCCGCGCGTCACTGAGCACATCCCTGGCGTGGCTGTAGCTCAGCGCCTGGGGGGTGCTGTCGTCGGCGGGCAGGGTCCGCAGCTTGATCCGCTGGGCCAGGTTCTTCGGGTCGACGCCTAGCTCCCCGGCCGTCTTGAGCAGGTACTCCTGCTGGTAGATCGCCGCCATCGTCGGGTCGGTGATGGCCTTGCCCTGGTGGTCGCGGCCTGCCGCCTGGTACTGGTCGGTCAGGTCGTCCAGTTGCTCCGAGGTGACCCCTGGGATAGGTGGGGGAGCCCCGATCTCATACACCCTGGCCTTGACCATGTCGTTCATCACGGCGGGGTCGATGCCCCACTCGGTGGCCGTCTTGATCGTCCAGCGGGTGCGCAGATCCTGAAGCTGCTGCTCTTTGTCCTTGCCGCCCGGAGCCCGCCCCAGCACCTCACGCAGGCCGTCGTGGATCTTGCCCAGCAGATCCTGCGACTGCGGTTGCTCGCCCTTGAGCCAGGCCACCTGGGTCGGGTCGCGGTTCCAGGCCAGCCGGAAGAGTTCCTCGGGGTCCAGGTCTGGTCGGCGGACCAGATCCATGTCGGCGGGGACCGCCTTACCGGGCACCACTTCCATCTCCTGCTGGGCCTGGATGATCTGCTCGGCGACCGCTCGCTCGGGACCCTCGACCTGCGCCGCCATGTCGTACAGCCGCTCGCGCATCGACCGTCGGTCGGCTCCCAGGGCTGCGACCCGGTTCTTACGGTCGGTCGGCGTGGCGTCGGACTTCTGCCCTGACCCCAGCGGATCGTCGCTGCCCTTGTTGGTGCGGCCCGACAGGATGTTGGCGATGGTCGTGTCGATCTTCTGGTTGTGGGTGAAGTCGCCCTGGCGCTGGGTGCGGTACGCCTCGTCGCTGGTCCGCGTCTCGCGCTTGATCTCTTCGATGGCCTGGAAGTGCTCGGTCGCCGAGTCGATGCGGCGGGGCCGCGACCCGGTCAGGATCGAGCCTGCGGCCACGGTCGGCTCCTCGCCCTGGGCGATGGCCCGCGAGAACTCCGCCTGCCCCGTCGGCAGCATGTTGAGCATGAAGTTCAGGATGCGGTTGCTGGTCTGGTGATACATATCATCGTCGGCCCGGTCGATGGGGTTACCCGCAAAGTCCTTGCCGGTCATGATCTCCTGACCCGCACTGCCCAGCACCCCGCCGCGCGCCGACAGGAACGACGCCCAGGCATCCTTGACATTGTGCGGGCGGGGGATCGCGTCCTCCGTCATGCCCACCCGTGGCAGCCGCCCGACCGTCTCGGCGTAGGCCGGGATGCGCTCGGGCTTGAAGCCCAGGCCCTGGTAGGCCCCCGCCATGGCCCAGCGGCTGCTCTCCACGGCAGGCTCCAGCATGCCGCGATACGGGCCCAGGATGTCCCAGTGGGGCTGGTACTGCTCCCCTGTGCGCGGGTTGGTCCGGTTCCAACCCATCATGTCGTAGAACCTGCTGGCGTTGACCATCAGCGTGCCGTTGGGGTCGTTCTGCCACGACCACGTCCCGTTCATGGCCAGGTTCGTGCCCTCCAGCAGGACCGCTGATTGAACCAGGGCGTTGCGCCAGTAGATGCGCGCCATCTTTCCCTGAGGCGCGTCGGCTCCCCAGTTGAACAGGCCGTTACCGACCAGGCGGGCCCAGCCCTCCTGCCAGTCCGGGGCCAGGATGGCCAGCCGCATGGCGTCCTGGACCAGCCGCGAGCGGCCGATGGCCAGGATGTTCTGCCCGCCGTACACCTCGTTGGCGAACTCCGCCGCCGCCCGCCCGCCGACCTTGGGGGCGTACATCTCGTAGGTGGTGTACTTCATGTACGGGATCAACTGATCGAAGGTCCGGTTGGCAATGGTCTCCACGATGGACCGCTGCTCCTTGCCGATGGGCAGCGGCGACGAGAGTGCTAAGCCGGCAGCCCCACCGATCAGACCCGCCTTGATCGCTTCCTCTTCGCTGCCGCCACTCATCAGCGTCGCCTGGTAGGCCCCGACCCCACCGGAGACGGTGTTCATGCCCGCCAGCAGGAAGCGCTGCTTGATGCTCAGGTGCTCGGGCAGGTCGGGCACGATGGTCATCTGCATGC